TTTTCAGAGCGAGAAGCTTTAATTTGGGAACTGTTAGAAGAAATTTACAACTCTGCATTTCCCGATACTGCAACAGGTGCGAGTTTAGATAACGCCGTTGCAATCACGGGTGTGACTCGTTTAGCTGCGACTTATTCAACAGTAACAGCAAGAGCTTTCGGAACATTAGGAACGGTAATTCCGGTTGGTACGGTGTTCAGTGTGTTAGGTGTTAGCACAAGCCGTTTTGCAACACTCAACAATGCGACGGTACATGGCGGAATAAACGAGAAGCAATATTTAACATTTAGTGCAGTTCCAGCAAGCGGAAATTATACAATTACTTTTGATGGGCAAACAACCGCTTCACTTGCATACAACGCAAACAATGCCACAATACAAACGGCGTTAAATAACCTTAGCAATTTAAGCGGAATTATTGTAACAGGCTCATATGCAACTCAAATAATTATCGAGTTTGCAGGTTCGGACGGCGAGCAAGAGCAAATAGAAGTCACAACCGCAAACACATTGCAGGATGGATCAAGCCAACCAATTACAATAACTGTTAGCGAGTTTCAAAAAGGTTATTTACCTCACGTTGATATATTATGCCGTGCAGAAAACACGGGTTCTATAGATGCCACCGCCGGAACTTTAACAGTAATTGAATCGCCCTTATTTGGCCTTGATAGCGTAACAAATTTACTTGATGCGGAATTGGGGCGTGAACGTGAAACCGATTCAGAGCTTCGCTTGCGTCGTTTAGAATCTTTACAGCGTACCGGAACAGCTACGGTTAACGGTATTGTATCGACTTTATCAGCAATCGACGGCGTAGTAACAAGCTTTATTGTGGAAAATAACGAAGACACAACCGACATTGACGGAAGGCCGCCGCACTCATATGAGGCTTTTGTGCAGGGCGGCGATGACACCGATATTTTAAACGCTCTTTGGATAACCAAGCCAGCCGGAATTGAAACATATGGTAATTTCAGCGGTGTTATTCTTGACTCGCAAGGTTTTAGCCGTACATTATATTTCAGTAGACCAACCGAAACCCTGATATACCTTGATATAACTGTTACAAAGAATACTAATCCCAATGAAATCGGCGGAATTTATCCTACTAACGGCGATGATTTGGTAAGAGATGCGGTACTAGATTACGGTGCAAGTTTTGCAATTGGTCAGGATGTAGTTTTATCGAGATTTTACACACCAATTAACGCAATTCCGGGTGTTATCGGTATTGAAATTAAAGCAGGATTAACAGCAAGCCCAACTGGAACTGTAAACATTCCAATTTTAGTGACTAGCTTAGCAAAATTTGATGCGAGCCGTTTAACGGTGGCAAGCGTATGACGATAACAAAAATAGAAACTCACATTGATGATGCGCTTAAAAGATTGCTTTATCAATTCCAAGATAAATCAAAAATTGTAGCTTTGCAGACAATGCAAGCGCAACAAATTCAAGAGTTAGAAAATGCAAGTTATGATTATATAGCAAGCATAACTCTTGCAAGCGCAACGGGTGCGACTCTTGACCGATGGGGTTTTGTTTTAGGCGAAGATAGGCTTGGTGCAAATGATGCTGATTATAGAGTAAGATTATATTTTGCAATTACTCGTAATCTTTCTAATGGTACACCTGAGGAACTAATAAACTTTACAGCATTTTTATTTACCGCTTCAATGGTGCAATTAGAAGAAATATTCCCCGCTGTAATATCTCTTACAGCAATTAATGCACAAGGAACGGCTGACCCTGCGCTGATTAAAACGCAATTACAACAATTGTGTCCTGCGGGCGTGAGGCTTCATTTGTTATCGGTTGGCACTAGCGTTAACCCGTTTGCTTTTTTAGGCCATAGTTATTTAGATGCAAAAGGTTTTGATGAAGGCGAATTTGTATCAGGTTATTAAAAGGAATTATATATGACTGACTTAGTAAAACCGTTAGAAAAACCACGATGGGCGACTGATGTAACCGCCGATGTGATAACTCCCTCAATCGGTAAACAAGATGTGGGTTGGATTGTTGAAATGCCACCTCATGATTATTTCAACTGGTTGCATTTGTGGACGTACAACTGGCTTCAATACTTTGAAGCAAAATCAGATACCGATTTTGGAGGCAGCGCAGAAGCGACTTTAACTATTGCTAGCGGTGCAATAACTCCAACGGTAGCATCTAATATAATTGATACCGAAGCGGCGGCGGCAACCGATGATTTGACCAATATTGTAACAACTAATTTGCAAGATGGGCGGGTTATCATAATTAGAAGCGCAAACGCTGGCCGTGTAATTACTATTAAACATAATGCAGGAGGAGCTGGTGAAATCACATTAATTGATGAAGTTGATTTGGTTTTATCAAATCCTCTTGACGCTGTTATTTTGAAGCGAGTCGGCGCAGACTGGCATCAAATAGTAAAAGGCACAAGCAAGCGATGGAATACCTACGGAGTTAATGCGGTATTTAGCGGTTATTTATCTGCGCCATTAGTTAAAACATTGGCAATACAACCAACTTCGGCGGCTGATGTTAACTTTAATATTGACGCTGGAACTTCTGTCGGGAAATATAATAATAGCGGCGAGTTTTTCTTTGGCCCTAGTAATTACTCTGGAGGAACTGTTGCTACTTTTAACGGCGTTGCAAATAGTACGGTACAATTTGGAACAAGCACGGGTGTTGGACAAATTGGCCGTGATATTAATTCAATGTATATTGTTCAGAATGCAACGGGATATAATGGAATTAATTATGCTGAATCAAAAGCAGCTACAAGAATACAGCTAATAGGTTCGGCTAGTACATCAACTTTTAATGTTGATATGGCCGTAATTGGTACGGCTGGCGCACCGATAACATGGGTTAATAAAATTTCTTGCAACGCTACGGGTAATACTACTTTTACAAATTCGAGCGGTGAAACATTAATATTAAAGAGAATAAGTGGGGCGGGTGGTTCTATTGATTTTTGGGACTCAACGGCAAGAACCTTTTTAATTAGCACAAATATTGGCGGCGGCGGTACATTTTATAATGCGGCAATGGCGGCAATTTTTACCTGGACAAATGCGGGCTCTTTTACAATTGGGCCAACAGGTTATACAGGTGTACATACTAATAACGGAAATTTTCTTATAAATAGTATAACTGGCAATTCATTAGCGATTAATAAAACAGGCGGTGGCGCCTGTATGTTTCAAGATGCATCGGTTAATGCTATTTTATTAGAGGGTGCAACCGCTAACGGTTTTCAAGTGTATAATAATGCTTTTTCCGTTGGTTTTAGAATGACACAAACTACTGATTGTATATTGGGTGCGAATAGTTATGCTGGAAGTCATAAATGTAATGGCTATATATCTTTAAACGCAGGCGGCACTTCTGGCAGCGCAAGCGGCGAGCATCCTTATATAGCGTTTAAAAGAATAACAGGAATATTGACCGCATCGGTAGGGTCTCACAATATTGCGCACGGAATTGCAGACGGATCAAAAATTATTTCTGTTACAGGTAAATTAAGTGGTACAGCAATTTCTGGATCAGAAACTAGCAGTTCACTAAAAGGTTATATATCTGGAATTAATACAGATGTCGGAAATATTACTATATATAACAGTTTAGGCGCTACACAAGGTTATGATTTATTAATTATTTATTATATATAACAAAGGGGTTTTTCATGGCATTAATTAAATCGGTGAATTTGAAATCTGGATTTGTAGCGGAGTTTTACCGTATTAGGCATATCATTATTGACTATAGAGGCATGTTTCTTTTGTTAGATTTATACAAAGATGAAGCGGCTTTTTTAGCTGGCAATTCGCCCATTGAATCTAACGAGTATTTTTTAGAGGGTGAGTTGAATCCATTTCCTTTAAACGATGCCGATATGAATGTTAACAATACCTTGACAAAAAAGGCATACAAAGCATTAAAAGACTTGCCGGAATTAACCGGAGCAATTGAGAAGTAATTTTTTATTTTGGAGTATTTTATGCAATTAGGTAAAGCAAACAGCAAGGCGTTTTTTGATTCATTTAACAAATTACTAGAGGGTAATATTGTTAATATACCTGCAAAAGTATCAATGAAATTAAAAAAGATTGATAAAAAATTAAAAGAAGAATTTAAAAACATCGAAGAAATACACAAACAATTGTCCAAAGATTTGGCAGAAAAAGACGAGTCGGGCAATGCTATTATTATAGAAAATAATTATATTTTAAGCGATGAAAACAAAGCAATAATAGTTAATAAGCTAAACGAGCTTATGCAAGTTGAAGTAGATTTGGGTGAAAAAATACCATTTGCTTCAATTGAAAAAGTAAACTTATCAGTAAAAGATTTAATTAATTTAGATGATGTAATTGATGATGTAATCGAATAAAGGAGTTTTGCAATGGCGATTGATATAGCAATCATAATCTTTATATTGACAATATTTTTTGCCATAATTGGTTGGTTTATTCAAAAGACTTTTGATGAATACAAAGCGGAAAACAAAGAGACAAAAGAAGACATTAAAGAGCTTCTGATTATTGCGACTGAAAACAAAACTACATTAAAAGATTTGCCTTGCAAAAAAAACCCTTCGCACATATGCGCCCACGCACACGGGGGAATAAATGCCTAGTTATTCTTTTGCACTAACAGAAACTTATCAGCAATTAATCGACTTCAAAAAGTTCGGCGTTAGTTATTTTAATATTGAGGTCGAAAATTTTGACGGCGAGGCAATGCTGGAATTTACTTTTGGAAATCCTGATGACGGTGCAAAAATCGAATTAAGAGTTCCAAGCGGTTGTTCACTCACAAGAGATAACAGGCCGCTTAAAGGTGTTTTGTATGGTAGATGTGTGACTGGCGCAATAGATACTAACATTATAATTTGGTGATTATATGAGTTCGATAACCACAAAAAAAACTAAGGCTGAAATAACTAACGAAAGCTTGCCGATTTCTGATTCAGCAAGCGGCCTATTTTCCAAAAAAATAACTGTTGGAAATGTTGCAACGGAGGCAACAACTGGCCTAATAAGCGGTTTAACACGCAAGGTTTTAGTGATAAAAAATATCTCACCTAACATAATTTATTTAGGTAGTGCTAGTGTAGTAATAGGGGATGCTTTTTCGATTAACCCTAGCGACGTTTTATCAATTACGTTATCAGGTAGTGCTTATTTAATTGCTTCATCTAATAGTGAAGTGGAGATATTGGAGGCGACAAGTGCAGTTTGATTATACAAAAGCACCTAGTGCCAACGGGCAAAATGTTAATAATTTTTCTTTTAATTACATAGCTGAATTGATACATATTCCTCTTTATCAGCAAATGATTGTATTCGGGAATATAATAACTATTGATAGTGAGCTTAAAATTGATGGGGAGTTAGTATTGATATGACAGGACAAATAACCGTAAAAAAGGGTACAACTCCTACAACTCCGGTGGCTGATTACGTTAAAGGTTTTTTTAATGCTAACGGTGTTTGGAGTAGTGTAGATGAAAACGGAGATATAATTGAGTACGTTGCACAATCTACACCTTTAATAGTTGAGGTATTTAACGACCCCTCAGTTGTAGCGGTTAACGCCGATGCTGGAACTATTTTAATAAATAAAACGCTAGGCCGTTCTTGGATTAAACAAACAAGCGGAACTAATACCGATGTGAAACCATTTCATTTAAGCGATTTAATGACGGCGCATGGTGCGAATGGTTGGTGTTCAACTAGCGGAATTACTCTAACAAAAACCACAACAACAAACCCTGATGACACATTGCGTTTGATACTTCCAGAAGCAAAAAAAATAATGCACCTTGGCAAAGAAATTAATCTTGCCGCAGGTAATTACGATAAAGTTATAGATGGTGCTGAGGGTGTTCGTTATGTTTATTTTAGTGGAACAACTTTAACAGTTAGCACAAGCTTAACTCCTTTTATTACCGCCGTTCCAGTCGCATTTTTAAATTGGACTGGTACATCAATTGAAACATTAGATTGGGAATTACACACAGCCGACCGAAATATCCCAGACCATTATTGGAAACATACAACCATAGGTACAAGATATTCCAATGGACTTGCAATTACTACTAATGTACAAAGTGACACAAATTCAGACCCTGCAACGGAAACTTGTCAATATATTTATTTAACAGGCGGCGAATTGTTGGATGAGGATATCCGAATTTCAATCGGAACAACGCCTTGGGGTGATGTAATTTTAGGCTCAGGTTTAACAAGCGTGAACGCTGGAAGTTTCCCTCTTTATTTTTATGACGGTATTAGATTTAAAAGAGTTGCTCCAACATCTGACAGAACGCCGTTTTTATCTTCGCCGACTGCTCCTAATTATTTCTCCACAAATGGCACTCCTTGCTATGAAAACTCTGGAGTAATTACGCAAGCGGTAACAGGCGACTATATTGTATATTGGGTGTTTGGTTCTAGTTTAATGGGCGTTGATACAATCTTTTTACGTCCACACATTGCAAAATATTCAAGCCTTTCGTTAGCACAAGCGGCAAACGAAAAAGAATTAATATGGGCGGGGTTTCCTAGTGCTGAAGTAAAATCATTATATAGATTAATTTTTAGAGTAAATACTGGCTGGATTCCTACGCCAGCCCACGGGTGCAAGCTAGTTGAGGCTTTTGATTTTCGTGCAGTATCTACCGCCGGAAGTAGCGCAATAAGTGCAACGTCTCATCCTGCTTTATCAGGTCGAGATTTACCTAATCAACATCCAGCCGAATCAATTACAGTTGTACCAAGCGGCGGAATTAGTGCCACAAATGTTGGTGCAGCCCTAACGGAACTTGACACGGAAAAACTTAACGCAGCGGAAAAAGGAGCGGCAAGCGGCGTTTGCCCGTTGAATGCTTCTACAAAAATTGATTCGACTTATTTACCGAGTTATGTTGATGACGTTGAAGAATATGCGAATATTTCAGCGTTTCCGGTAACGGGTGAAGCAGGTAAAATTTACGTTGCACTAGATACTAACCTAGTTTATCGTTGGAGTGGTTCGGTTTATGTTGAGGTGTCTCCTACTCCAAGCGCAACAAGTATTGTGGGATTTGATGAAGCGGTTGACGATAGGGTATCGAGCTTGATTCAAAATAGCACCAATATTACTTGGAGTTATAACGATACACTCAATACATTTACAGCGAGTTTAGCAAATTTAACAGGCTTTACTACAACGAATTTATCAGAAGGAACTAATTTATATTACACACAAGCTAGATTTGATACTGCATTTGGAGCTAAAACTACAACAAATTTAGCCGAGGGAACTAATTTATATTTTACCGACGAGCGAGCGCAAGACGCAATTAATGCAATGCTTGCCGCTGGAGCTGGAATTAGTTTATCGTATAATGATGCTGGAAATACTTTTACAATAAGCTCAACTATTACACAATACACCGACGAAATGGCGAGAGATGCGGTGGCAGCGGCTCTTGTTTCGGGTGCGGGTATTTCTATTACAAATAACGACGGTGCGGATACAATAACTATTGCAAATACAAAAGTATTTGGAGATAGTTATGGAGCATCTTTATTTAATGGATTAAGTTACACTAACACTACAGCAACGCCGACTTCTACTATAGGCGGAGCAATAACAACAGCAACATTGCCAATAGGAACTTATAGGCTTGGTGTGTTTTTTACTTATGTGACAACTACAACGGATGTTTATGTAAAAGTTGTTCTTGATGGAGTTGATTTATCTCCTTTATTTAAATTTAGAATCTCAGCTTTAACCGGTAGGCGGGTATGGATTTATGGATTTTTTAATCCAGTTTTTGCAACAAGTACAACACACACAATTGACGTTCAGGGTTATGTAGACGTGGGCGGTACTTTAAGTATTTACGACGTACAACTAGAATATTGGAGAGTAAGTTAATGAAAATTACATTTAATAAATCTATAATAAACTGGCCGCAAGCTTACAATAAGTATCATAAAAATTTGCATAGTGACTTTGAAGGTTATTCTCAATTTAATAATGAGATGACTTTATTTTATAAAAACGATAAAACACAAGCTCAAATTGACGCCATTTTAGCACATGATTTGTTGTTTGTTGACGTGGATAACTTTACATATATTAAAGAGCAAGTATTAATTCCCGCGATGGAATTTGGCAGATTGCTAATGTTAGATTTTACAACTGATAATATTATGCTAGGAATAACGCAATACAACAAAACAAATACCGTTAGAAAAGCCCTTGCAGAAGTTGAAAGTGCGTTAAGAACAGGCTCTTTGAAGGATGCAATCACTGAGATGAGAGCAATACCAGCTAATCAAAAAGACACAATATTCATAACAGACGCAAGAATATTAGTTATGATAAATAAACTAGAAACATATTTAGGATTACCATTGTCAACTAGCGTGTGAGGTTTTTAATGCTTATTTATCTTAGAAATTTGTTGTTAAAAATAGCATTGCCTATTAC